AGTTCAATATGAAGGATATACCGCAAGACGCGGTTGCGATCTTTATTGGTCGGAGGCGCACGGGCAAGTCCACTCTGGTCAAGGATCTGCTCTTTCACCATCAGAATATGCCTCTTGGCACGGTAATTTCGGGCACAGAGGAGTCGAACGGCTTCTTTAAAAAGATGATTCCACCCATTTTTATTCATGGTGAATACAATGCTGTGATCTTAGCCAACTTTGTGAAGCGACAGAAACTTGTGATGCAGAAGATTCTTCAGGACCAGGAGCGGGGCGTCCAGTCCAAGCTCGATCCCAGATCCTTCTTGATTCTGGACGATTGTATGTATGACGACTCCTGGACCCATGACAAGAATATTCGCTATCTTTTCATGAACGGCCGTTGGCTCAAGGTGTTCTTCCTTATTACCATGCAGTTCCCCCTCGGTATTCAGCCTTCCCTCAGAACCAACGTGGACTATGTGTTTATTCTCAGGGAACCCTATATGTCGAATCGCAAGCGTATCTATGAGAACTATGGATCTGCCTTTCCCTCCTTTGAGTTCTTCTGTCAGATTATGGATCAATGCACTCAGAACTATGAATGCCTGGTGATTAACAACAATACCCAGTCGAACAAGCTCGAGGACGCTATTTTCTGGTATAAGGCCGAGATGCACGGTGATTTTCGTATTGGTGCGCCCGAATTCTGGGCCCATTCGGCGGCCATGTATAAGGAGAAGGAAGAGGAGAACTCCTACGATCCGAGTGCTATGCGGAAACTCAGAGGTCCCGCCATCCAGGTTAAAAAAACGGTCTAAACTAGAGGGCTATGAAGGGAAATCCTATGGAATTTCGATATGCCATGGGGTCTATGTGTGTGCTTTTGGCGGTTATTATGGCCGTCATTGTGTATAATCAGGCCGTTCCCGATGAGGGATTTATTGATGTGGGGGGATGCGGTCCCGATCAGCGATACGTGGGCTCCAATGGGGCCTATGCGGTCAGAGAGGGACCCGGTATCCGGTGTATCAATGGATATGCCAAGTCGGATAGGCCAACAGAACTCCCGCCTTTTACAACACTCCCTATTCGTCCCAAGAGGTATACCAATGATCTTGATGTGTGAGATTAAATCCGCAACCAGATTAGAATGGCGCGCGTTAAATCCAAGAATATGGGAATTGTTGCGCTCTTTGTGGTCTTAATTGTTGTAGTCGCATTTTCAACGGTGCTCTTAAAGTTTCTGTTTAAGAATACCAGTGGATTTACAGACTTGGCAGGAATCACAAGCACTAATCAGACACCCGTCCAGGATGCCAATACGGCATACTTGTGTAATTCGCCGAATGGATCGGGGATCCCCTGTAAGGAGGGGGAGTTCTGCGATGGCACTACCCAGCGCTGTGTGAAAACGTATGTGGGAGGACCTGTTCCTGATACGGGTTTCTACAAGTAGCATTCCGCTCTTCGCGGAATGCTACAGGGTATAATGATTGATGGTCGACTAAAGTCGACCATCGATTATGTATTAACCATTATTATTTACATGAATTATTATTATTCATGTAAATATAATTTATAAAGTTGGACAAGTATTCTTTAAGAGCGGAATGCTATGCGGGGGGAGGTCCAGCAGGGGGCTCAGGGACCTTTGGAACTGTGTTAGCAGCCTCGGCCGCCGCCTTCATCTTGCGCTCCAACACAAGATCGGGCGGCCCCTCAAATACGGCATCGATTCCTGTCACTACCTCATTCACGGCCTCCTCTACCCTGCTAATAGTGGCAACAGGGGTTGAACTGGTCTCGGTGGCCGGACCAAAGAGCTTCTTCTCCGCCGGCTTGTGTCCCGACTTCTTCTGCTCATTGAAGAAGGTGGCCTTATTATCCTCATTCTCCTTGTATTTCTTCATCAGGTTATTGAGCTCCTCCTGGGCGTATTCCTGATCGGCCACCAAATGGGGCTTCGGGTCCCACGGGGTCCACTTTCCAATCTCCGAACAGTAGATATTGTGATACTTATCCGACTTCTGGAGCTTCTTAGCCCTCATCTCAGCCTCCTTCTCATCCCGTGCTACGGCGCGGACTTTGAATCCCCGAATGCTCGTCCGAAAGTTGTTCTTCGCATGAAACTCCTCCTCCAACTTGGCCTGCTCCTTAAACAAGAAATCTTCATAGGCCTCCTGAATCTTGGTCTTGTTGATGTCCTTCTGCTGCTTGCGAATAAAGGACTGATATTCCTCCATGACCGTGTCAATCGGAATACGGTTCTTACGGCACAGATCTGCGAGTTCCGTCTTTCCGTCCTTGTCCAGAGCGTTGGCCTTGGCATCCAGATCCCGGTTAATGATGTTCACACGATCCGCCAAAAAGGCCTCGAGACCCTTGACCTTCGAGTCCACCTCATATCCGTGGAGGAAGCGTTCAAAAAAGAAGAGGTCCTTCTTCTCCAGAACATTCTCGGGGCTCAAGAAGCTCACAAGGGCATACTTCTGTCCCGCAATCACCTCGTCCTCGTCCAAGTAGTCTTCCACAGGAGTGTTTGCCATGGTCTTCTCTTCCGGAGAATCTTGTTTCGCCTTTATATTCGCACTTTTTTCTCTCAGATAGAAGTATATAAGATGGACTACGGAGTTGCCGAAATTGTCAACCGTGTGATTAAGTATCTCATTGAGGGCTTGGTCGTCGCTGCGGCTGCCCTGCTCATCCCCCGCAAGACACTGCCCATGGATGAGGTCGCCACCCTCGCCGTCCTCGCCGCGGTTGTCTTTGCCATCCTTGATGCGGTAAGCCCCTCCATGGGCGTTACGGCACGCCAGGGCGCCTCGTTCGGTATCGGCGCCAACCTTGTCGGGTTCCCCAGGGGCTTGTAAGGACAAGCCTTAGCGGATTCTAAAAAACACGGTTGCTTGTGTTACACAAGCAACCGTATCGTCTGTAAACACACTGGATTTCGGTAGTCCATAGTATAACACTCGTATTGAGGAATGAACGTCATTATTCTACTGATCTATAGTAATAGTTCAGTAGTTTGGTTTTTCGGTTATACAGGTGTTACTTGCGCTATATTTAGACAAGGGATGTGCTATATAACAGGTTTGAATATTTGGTAAACTGAATACACGTGAACAGAAGACGCAGTCCTCGCGTGTTTCATACATCAGTTCTTCTGGGAATTGAATCTGTTTAAAGATTGAGCATGTTACCGAAACTTGACCATGATGGATACGTTGTACATAATCATATTTTATACAGCCGCTGGCACACTTGGAAAGAACATTCTTTCGAAGACTGAATTCAGTGATCACTGGAAATTCTTGTTCACACTCTTTATCTAAGAAATAGCTGTGTAATACAATATCTGCTGTTTGCTCAAACGCCTTTTCAATAGCTTGTAGGCGCTGGGGATGCATACGATCATCCGCATCAAAAAATGTTATAATGTCTGTGTCAAGTCGCGAGGCTGCGATATTCCTGTTCTGTGCTGCGTTCTTACGTTCTTCCGTTGTAATCACTACAAGAGGGAATTTATAGTTCTTCTGAACAAAATCGGTTGCCTTGGAGGAGGAACAGCTTACAACTACCTGATCAGGAAGACGTATCTGATTATTAATGGAGTCCAGAAGCTCATAACAACGATCAATATGCTTAATAAAGCACGGAATAGCTACTCCTATCTTCATTTCTAATCTAGACTAATTTACAGAGTATTTAGATTGGCAGACCATGAGATGGATATTTCATTACAATAAACTTGTCAGCGCTAGGTCGCTCTCTATAATTCGATTCATTCCATCCAAAGTAATAGCCAGATCCATCAGGAAGAGTCTGGGGCAGCGGGGTCCATACACGCCTATGAATATGTATGTATAGATTCAAAATACCCATATCATTTCGGCAACTGATAGGGAATTCAAATATCCATTGCTTCAGGGTTGGAAAGGTCGACTCGGTAATTATATCGGTGTCAAACATGAAAAAGCAGTCAAGAAAGTAGTGCTCGGTTAAACAACCTGGGCCAAAGGTATCATTGAAATGCTGGGTAACGGCCGGGTTTGTATCAAAATCAAATTGAACAGCTAGGCGATTCCCATTGTCATAGGGGTCCGAATCATCGGCGCAGAGAAACTTGCCTGTGGTATCCAACATGAGTAAGGGTTCCACGGGCCGGCCGACATGAGCCCCCGCATCTATAAACACAATCCGCTTCCATGTCTTGAAAAAGGGTGTAAACACATGAAATTTATCCCACTGATAAAACTTGGTATACTGGCTATTATCGGCCTGTGTCCGAATAGGGTGCTTTTTCCATATGTTCCATAGCTCTGTATGGTCAATATGAGAAACGGGGTAACAGAGGAAATGGGGCCCGAATTCTGCGATCTCTTCCAGGGTCGGCATGAAATCCACAACAATGAGCACGACCGTTCCTGTCCACTTTCCATAGGTGCGAAGCCTTTTGATGGTTTGGCGCGCCTTATGAAAATAACCGCGATCCGTCAGTGTCACAAAGGCTGTGCTTAGATCCATTCTGATGTAACAGATAAACAGCCCATTTAGACTGCTACAATTCCGTTCAGCACCTCATTAACCTCCGATTTAGACAAGGATCGGGGTCCCACTGTGTTGCTAGGAAACACAT